ACAGCTTACGAGTATGGACATGTGTGTGAGACTAGAGTACTCAACATGTTCGCGTGTTATCACTTATTAGTTAGGAAAAGATTTTTGGTTCAGTAATCTATTTTGTTGATACAGGAATTGTATTAAAATGTATTGCGATTTGAATGACGTCAATTAACAGGTATAATCCAGTTGAAACCATCCTATAGCGTGAATAGCGCGGGTTTTATTACTGGCAAATAGTTTGTAGGTTTGCACCCTCAAACATCCTAGTATAGGACATTTTACCGCTTCTAACAACTTAAATCGGAGTGCGGGGGACTCGCAGTCAATGCCCCCATCTCATGTTGTGCCTGACAACAGAAAACAGGAAGAGCTGGAAGCTCGTACTCAGTCTATTAATGAAGAAATTACTGAGTTTGCACGTATGTGCAATGTTACTAATGAGGTACAAGATATCTCTTCTGCTGAACTTAATGCAGATAAAAATTTGTTGGGAGGATTACAATCTATTCCTGAGGAAGATTGTGTTGGTAATTTTTCAGATGATTTAACGGATATCAAGGAATTGAACCGTAAGAAATTTGAGAAAAAGAAAGAAGGACGTCGTAATATCCGCGAGAAAAAACGACAATTACTTCGACAACGATTGCGCGAACGTAACGCTCGATTGTCAGTACATGTGGCAACTAGTTCTGTTGTTCCACATGCAGGTGAATTATCTGATGACGAAGATGATGATGAACCTGAATTTGAAATGTCCAGTGCCACTCTTGTTCGTAATGAGATGGCACATGCTGCGGCTGAGGCCAAAGCATTTGACAAAGATGATGACGAACTTTCAGGTTTGTTGTCCTCTGTAAGTGACGCAAAAAGTTTAGTTGATAATATACAGCAAAGCGATGAGATCGATGAGTGGTTAGGACACCTTGAAAACTTAGTTATTCTTGGTTATCACTTAGGCAAAGCCAAAAGTTTTATGGACTTTTTTATGGCTGTCGCTTCTTATGCTAAAATGTACTCAAAAAATAAGAGTATTGTAATGGAACTTTACAAAATTATCAATGAAGTCACAGAGACTTGTGGAACAGAAGATGTTGATCCACAAGCATGGACAGGCCGAGAGATCATGGATAAATGGGAACTCTTTAAGACAAACACTATCTTTAAGAAGATTTCCTATTTGATTTCTGCAGCCATGTCATTGACTGTATGCACTACGAAAAGCGTGCAGTGGAGTCCTTTTGGACTCAAACTCGTTTCGTTCGAGGCAGCAAAGGAACAGCTTGCTGCTGTTGATGTCATTGACGCATTGGTCAAGACTTTCGTCTGGATGAGTGAAGTTGGCTGGAAATGTTTTGAGACAAAGTCAATAGCACCCATTTTATATTCTGACATACGGATTCAGGAATACAACGAAACATGTGATTGGGTTTTAGCCAAAGCAGATTCAGCTATTGCTGGAAATGTTGATGATTTAGGTGAATTCGAAAATAAACTCAATCATGTACTTAAAACTACTTGCGTAATGAAAGGAGCCAAATGTGAAGGACCTACCGCATTGTGGTTGCAAAAAAGATATTCAGATCTTATGGCAATTTCAGAGAAATTGGCAGCAAAAAGGAAAAATACAGATATCAGAGTGCAACCTTTTGGTATATCAATTTATGGAACTACCTCTGTCGGTAAGACGACTTTGGGTAAGTTAACAATGCACCAGGCTTTGGCAGCGATGGGCTTTGTCAATGATGAAGGAGTAGTTGATGATGGTAGAATTATTACCATGGATATGTTTGATAAATATCAGTCTACTTGGACTTCGGACATTCTTGGCGTTTTCATGGATGATATTGGAAATGCAAAGCCAGAATTTTCCAAGGATAATCCTCATACTTCTGTGATTATTAAATTTTTTAATAATGTTGCTGCACAGGCAATAAAAGCAGAATTGAATGCAAAAGGTGTAGTTTTTATAGATTTTAAAGTTGGTGTGGTTACAACCAACCAAAAAGATCTTGATGCACGTTGCTACAGTAATTGTCCTGAGTCAATTTTGCGACGTTTTTATCATGTTGATTGCGAAGTCAGAGAGGAATTCCGTAAGACTGGTTCTACCATGTTGAACACACGACATCCAAAGATTCGTAATAACAATTCAATGGTAATGGATATTTGGAATTTGAAGATTGAAGAATGCATTGCTTTTGAGGTTGCTCCAGGAAAGAGCAGTTACCGTTTTGAAACAGTGAAATATTTAACGGATGACGGTGAGCTTGTTGTATGTGAAAACATGAGTTTACAAGCTTATTTGAAAGCGATAATATATTTGTCTTCAACACATAAGGCTGATCAAGATTCTTTGATGATCAAATCTAAGAATGCAGTCAAGTCAAAATTCTGTTCTAAGTGTAAGCAATATCCAGAATATTGTTCTTGCGTCCAAAATAATGACGTCGAGCCTCATGCAGGTGAGGTCATTGCAAGTGTTGCACGTGAAGTTGTGACATCTGCTTTTACTGGTTACATGAATTCTTGGTTGAAACCTATTGATTTTTTAAATTCAATATTGGGTTTTAAACCTATACGATCCATGGCAACAAAAACTTTGGCGAGAGAACTACAAGCAGAAATGAACAATACTGCAACTCCATTGCTTTTTGCCATAACGCCTGAATGGTTATTTCAGACAGCTGTTTTTAAAAGAACAGTTAAGGCGTGGCATAGTACAGCGGCACTGTATGACATTCAGCGATACATAAGATTTTCTAGTTGTATATGTTTTTTATTATTTTTATATGGTATAGTGATGAAAGAAGTATCTTATGTGCTTGGAAGCATTTTTGCAGCTTGGAGCTGTACTTGTGTGGGGTATGTCTTGCACAGAAGACGAGTTGTTCAAATGGAAGAACGTTATTTGAGGAAAAGAGACGCACTTCCTGATTATGCCAAAAATGTTCGTGATGGTAAG